TTAGGATCCGAGTCATCGCCACCTGGTTCGTCGTAGCGCTCTGTAATTTTTGAATAGGGTCCTAGTTTGTTCTCAACTAAGAATTTTTTTAAGTCGAAATTATCTGCCATTTTACTTTAGCTTTTTTGATTTAATATATGTTTGTTTGATCATTTCAGTGATTTGTTCGAGTGCTCTTTCTGTATGCACCTTATACTTTACTTCACCTGACGTTTCTGATATTTCTGATTTAAGCTTCTCTGTGTATTCGAGTAAACGATTTACTTCATGGAGTTTCCTTTTGATTTCCTGTACTGCTTTGTGCAGCTGTTCAGGTCCATTTCTCTTAGATGTCTGGTTTCTAAACTGTGCGTAGTTTTCGTTTATAGTCTTATCTTGAGATCCTAGAGCATTAACAAAGCTCTTATAGTCGTAGACTTCTTGACCTTTAACTTCGATTGTTTCTTCGTCTATATCGATATAAACTTCACTACCGTGATGAGTTAGATCTAAGATCAGTGTACCGTAGTTTTTTCCAATAGCCGTTCCACCTACAACACGCTTACCTGCTTTTTCAGCCCAGCCTGCTACTTTATTAACTAGCGAAGTTACACCCTTTCTTTTAGCGAATGCTTTAACATTATCAGGTACGTAGGCTTCTTCTAAATTTTCGTCTTCTTTTATACTAGATAGTATTAATCCATTATCTAAAGCTTCTTGTGCGTTAATGACCCAGGTACCTTTACCGCTAAACTCTGAATCATCTAATGGTGGATCAAAATAATCCTGTACTCCTAGAGTGCCTAGATTCTTCCAGATCTTCATGATCTCAGCTTTGGTAGCTACGAAAGCTAAGCTTCTGATATCATCATCACTTACTTTGTATTTAAGCGGAAGGTCTTTTAGTGGTTGGAGTTTTGTTATAAGCTCTGCTCTTTGAATAGGTACTGTATTGCTGTTTTCGAATATTTTCTTAACTGCAGTAATACCTCCAGCGTTATTTGGTTTTGCATCCCACTCAGCATTCAAAAATTTTCTAATCATACGATCTTTAACATCGTCGGGTAGAGGTTCGGTGATTGTTATTTTGTGGTAATCTTCACCTGTCTCTTTTTTGAACGGGATACCGCCAGTTAATATACGCTCTTCTTCATCTTCAAAGATCTTTTTATAATCCATAGCCTTAGATTTGCGGTTAGGTATTGAAGGTGCTGGTGTGAATCCGGAAGGATCTTTTTTGGAGTTCTTTTTAGTACGTACCTGTGCAAAGTATTGTTCACCTATCCCTGCTGTTGCTGTAGCAGTACCTCCAGTCGAAGATGTCTCCTTGACTGCTTTCTTGATCATATCTTTTAATTCAGATATCTTCATTCTTTAAGCTGCTTTTAATTCTTTGACTAATTCGTAGTATTGCATTAGAGAAACTAGATGTTCGTCTTTTATGCTCTGACGTTCATTGATTGGCTTAGCTAGACTAATTACTTCTTTGAGCTTGATCTCAATCACTTTATCTTTCACAGTAGCAAGCAGACTAGTTAACTGCTTCTTTACTTCTGTAATCTTACTGTTAAGATAGGCTTTTAATTGTCTAGTATCAGATACATTGTTGATATACTCTTTAAGTATTTCTTTTTGATCTTCGGAGAGCTCTTTGTAAGCCTCGTTGTACTTCTCAACAATTAGTTTATACGCCAGTATTCTTATATCTTTATCTTCACTTAGAAACTCTTGAGCTGTCTCTTTCTCAGGTTTTAATCCGGGTTGTAGTTCGCCGGTGACGTGCTCGAGAAGTGTTAATTTGCTTCCGATGAGTTGATCTGGATTTGATAAGTTTTTTGCTCTAGCAGATTCGAAGAGAGTATAGGTAGCAGCAGATACTTTATAGTTATCTACTTTTGCTTTGAAGAAGTTATCTACATCGTAGTGCTTCTTGATTTCTCTGATTAGATTGTATTTCTCTTTATCGAGAACATCTCTATCAAGCTTTTTACTCTCTTCAATAACCGTATTAATTAGGCTCTCTGCCTTGCCTTCTGTAAGCTTAGGAGCTTTTAGAATGGCGGTGTATAAGTTATACTCTCTTAAGATCTCACTTCCTGTGAAATGCTTCTTAATGATTCTAACAGCTTTTGAGTCTTGGTTAGACATCATATCCGAGGTCACTTGGCGGACTAGGAGTTCAAATAGTATGCCAGTGTTCTTATACTTTGAATGTTTTTTTAAATTGCTCATAAGAGGTTAAAGTGACGCTATGTATAAATAGCGTTGTTAATCAATATCCTCCCGTATATTACTCTCGTCTAGTAGACTTTCTTGTTCGAATAAGTTAGTCTTTCTACCTAGCTGTATGGAGGATAGTGTGTTCTTTAAAGTATTATAGATGGCTCTAGTCTGATTATTCTCAAGAGCTAGAGGTGAATTACCGGCATACCTCACTTTCAACCCTTCTTCACCGCCACTTGCAGGCTTAGCTTTCATATCGTAAGTACCTAACCTATCTCTACCTAATGGATCCTTAGCAGTTCCAATGAAACTGTTCTTCTCTGTAGGTCTTCCCGGTACTTTAACGGGTTCTGTAGGATTCTTTTCGTTGTAACCTACTGGTACGTTAGCTGCTGCAGTATAGTTAGCATTACCTCCGTATAGAGATGCGATTTGGTGCGGTGTACCATAAGCTTGACCTGATGATAGCGGATCGTTACCTTCAGATTCAATCTGATCGTATCTAAACTTACGCTTCTTATCTTCTAGTATCTGTGCTTTAACATCATCTAATTGATCTTCACTTAATTGGAAGATCTTATCGTAGATCCAGTCTGTAGGGAAGAGTGCTGATTCCATCATAGTAGCTGCTAGATCAACTTTCTCTTTCATTAGAGCTATCCTTTCTTGATCGTAAATGATAGAAGGAGTAGTTAGATTCAATTCGAAGTTAACCATCGAATCATTTGTATACCCTTGTGTATAAAGGTGGACAAGCGCTATTTTTGTCAATTCAGAGATTACTATACGTTGAATACGTTCAATGGTTCTCGCAAAGCGAATGTCTTCTGCCGCTAAGGTAGCCTTGCCGGTCAAGTCCTTTTCATAGCCCATAAAGGCTTTAGGGATCTTCAATGCAGCAAATAGCTTATCTCTCAAGTATCCAACGTCTTCAATACCGTTATACTGTAAACCGGGTACATTCTCGATACGGGTTGCAGTATCATTACCTCTCACCGGAATGAAATAATCTTCCAAGAGGTTCTGCATATTATACTTTAGGTTATACTGACCGGTTTGCGGATCTACATACGGGATCTTCTTCATTTTAGAGATCATCCTCTGCATGTAAGTTTCTACTTCGTTAGGTGGAATTGCACCAACATTCACGAAGTAAGCTCTTTTATCTGGGGCACGTACAATACGATGAATCATCATCGCATCTTCCATCAAGATCATTTGCTTGAAGATCTTTCTGCCTGGTTCTAAGTAAGAGCGTCCGTATGGTAGGTAGTTGACGTCACCCAGTAATCTGAAGTGTGCCATCTCATAATTCTCAAAATAAAGTGAATCAGATTGACCGAGTAGATTAGCATAAGAAGCTACATATCCACTTGCTCCTGAAGATACTGCAGTGGGATCGTACTTAAATCTAACATAGCTTGGATTCCTAAGATCTACACCCTCCTCTCTTACGATTGTATATGAAGAGAATGGAATGACATTATAGACGCCTATTGTTTCAGCAATCTCTAATTTGAGGTAGAAATCGCCGAACTTCGTCATATTCCTGATCCACGACCATAGATTAAATTCGATATTTAATACATCGTAGAATAGGTTATAGAGTATCTTTTGTATATTCTCATCAGAAGATCTGATTTGAAGTACTTCTCCGGATTCATTTTTTAGCGTACATTCATCAGAAATAATATCTAGTGCAGAAGCAACGATAGCATCTGTATCCATGGCTTCATAGTCAGCATAGAGCTGAATGCGCATGGTTTGATAGTTCTGAGCTGTATTGAGGTTATAGGCGTAGGAGTTGGAGGTTGTATAGACTCTGTTGAATCTATCTACTAGTGCGTTAGTTTGTAAGACACCGTTAGTCTGAATACGGTCTGTATCTATGACTTTGATCTCATTACCTCCTATGTTTCGAATTACGACATCTGTTGAGAAGAGTCTCTTGAGCCTGCCGAATAAATTTTGGTCTGCCATATTGTTATAAATATAAAAAAATTAGAGTAGCCACGTCATATCTTCCCTTTGTCCGTAAGGATTTTCGAATCCCCAAGGATCTGTTCCATGTGGTGTAGAGGGTGTTGGCTGATATATTTGAAATCCGTAGTTGGATTTAGTCATTCCTCCTAGTGTTGCACGAGAAAGATCTTGACCGGCTTGTTGGAATCTCATAGTAGTATCTCGTAGAAAGAGTGCAGTAGCCCATGACATTACTAGATCGTCATTATAGTTATCTTGTGCCTGTGCTCTACCGTTCTTCCATATAAAGGTTCTGAGTTCTTCTAGTAATCTCTTTGACTGTATGACGCAGGATTGCTCTTGCATATAAGTCTTCATCTTAGCGATAACTAAGGGTCTAGTTCTTTGACTCATAGTAAATCCTGGCACCATATTATCACCGTTACTATACTTGCTAGCATATGTAACAGCATCAGTCATTGCATCTGACTTTGGAGAGTAATACAGGTTTCTATACCCTCTCTCAATCGCTGTCTGCACGACATCCCATCCTATGCTTGAATTCTCTATCACAAGTAAAGCATCATTCCACTCAGTAGCTACGCCCACCAACATATTACCGTAATCCCGTGTACCTAACTGTCCTTTATACTCTCCTACTTGCTTAGCTGCTTCTATATCAATGATATGAAATGCAGAATAGTCTTTACCGTCTCCTCTAGCTACGTCCGCCACTACCGCATAAGTTCTACTGTAATCAGGCATCTCCCATAGCCATATATTACCGTCGATGCCTCTTCTTTCAGCAGGCTCCTGTAAACAGGTAGTTTCATACCAGTTTAAAGTATCAGGTTCTAGAACAGTAGCACCCGAAGTTAAGAAGTTACAATCGCACTCCTGTGCCGCCTCTCTTGGTCCTAGGGTCTTATCCTGCTCATCTCTCCAAGCCTGAGTTCTATCCGGATGTACGGTCCAGGGTAGTGAGATAGGTATGAATTTATTCTCACTTATCTGAGCGTTAACATAGGTTTTATGGAACCAATTACTTGTACCATTAGGTGTCGAGATAGCAAAGCATTGACCTCCGGTAGCAAGGGTTTGTTGTGCCGCTGTAAAGATTACATCGATATTATCAATAAACGCGGCCTCATCTAAAAGTAGAAGCGATACTGCTTCTGAACGGCCTGCATCTGCTGATGCTGCTACAGCTTTTACCTGTGAGCCGTTTGCAAGTCTTAGACTTAGCCTGTTATCTTCTGATGCTTTTATTTTTAACCAAGAAGGTAATTCGTTATAAGCAAACCTAATTTTGGTTACCATATTCTTGGCCGTCTCCTGCTTAGTAGCGATTACTAGGATATTTTTATCCTTCTGGAATAGCATCAGCCATAGTGCATAAGCAGATGATAGTGTCGAGATACCTAACTGCCTTGACTTGTTAATAATAAGGTATTCATTGTTCTGAAACAACTTTAATACCTGTTCTTGGAAAGGATATAGATTAAATTGAATGCGGCCTCTTTGCGGGTGCTGAATCCAGTAGTACTTCTTCATGAAGTATACAGGATCTTTTGCACACTTTACAAATTCCTGCCTTATTATGTCTTTAATGTTCTGATCAGACATTAATCTCTTTTATATAAATATATCGAAAAAAAGAAAACCTGGCATAATAACCAGGCTTTACTTTATAAAATAGTAATAAGGATCTATTTCGTAATATACAAATATCCCGAAAAACCGATAGCGGCTGATAGGGTGATACGAGTGAAAGTGAGTGTTGCTTTTAGCTTCTTATACTTCTTGGTCATAGCTTTGTGCTGATCTTGCCAGATAGTAGTTTTTTGTTGCTCAGCGTCGATTTGAGTGATGTAATCTTTTACCTTATTCTTATAGGTTCCTATTACAGTATCTTGAGCTAGGATTTTCTGCTCAGTAATGGTTAATTGTTGAACTGTTAGAGTATGTATAGCTTTTAAGCTATCACATCCTACCAGATCTTTTACAATTTGCTTTGCAACGGGGGTCGGGATTTTGATTGTGTCCTGCGACTTAGCTACTGTAACTAGTGCTAGGAATAGAATTGTTAGGAGTTGTTTCATATCTTTGCTAATTGAAAATGCATACCGTCTTTACGTGTCCAAGTTCCACCCCAATCAAATCCTGCATCTGTAAAACATTTTACAAACTCTGGAGAGAGTACTGGGTCTTTTCCTAGTCCGTTCCAAGCTGCGTTTACGTCTATTGCTATACCCCAGCTGTGAAGAGACATTGAACTCAAACCTCTTTTCTTTCTAATGTTGAAGCAGCCATCCCAAGTCTTCAACTCAGCTACTTTGCCTGTATTAATGAGATTAGTAAATGCTTGAGTGAGGGGTGCGATCATATCTCTGTTACAATACAATCTTTTAGGAATAACTCCTACTTCTAGATTGGCTGGGATGTCCCAGAGAGTCATGTTACTCTCTTTTGTAGGATCTCCATACTTCTTTAATGCTTGTGCTGATGTAACCATATATTTAGTTTTATTGCATTCCTAGTTGTTGACGAACCCATGCAGCTGCTGCTTCAACTAACTGATTTAAATCAGTCACTCCTGGGTTTTCATTTATTGCTGTTTGAGCGGCATCATCTGTTATTTGATCTAATGTACTGGGATTTCCACTCTCTTGAAGTAAAAATACCATCAGGACATTAAACTTATCACATAAGAATTTCAACTTTATTTGATCTTTCATGGCGGTCTTTTTAATAAATAGTATAGATCTCAGTTACTTTAGTAATGCGTAGTACTCATTAAAGTGCTTAATTCTATCAGCTAATCCAATAGTTCCACCGTTTACTCTCTTAGTCACCTTAGTTACCACAGCTTCAGTAGCACCTTCATCAGCAATCTTATGCAGACCGTTCTTATGAAAGAACCAAGCTGCAGAAAGCAATGGATACTTAGTTGCTACTAGATCCGGTGACTCAAGTAGGTTCTCGGGTACAACAGCATCAAATGCTTTGTAGTTATCCTTACCTGTCAATTGTATATATCCACGGCCGCGGAACTTAAATCCTTCACCTGTGGCTTCTGGACCGTTGCCCATTCTACCACCGTATACTAAATTAGCAATCTTTTCTGGTTGGCGCTGATATGATTCTGCTTTAACAGTTGACGGGAAGTACTTTGGGAATACTCCCAGCAATCCTTTTGCTCCGTAGTTTAGGTTTTCAGTTACAGCCTTGAATCCACCTGATTCATGTCCTGCTTGGGCTAGGAAGTGAGCAAGGCGGAGTGGGGTATTCAATTCAAATTTAGCCATTGTGTCAGGCAGTTGAGCTATTACTGCGTCTGGGATGTGTCCTTTTAGTTTGTCTACTTGCATGGTTCGTCTTTTTTATCGTTTTTTTGAGTTCCAAAATAATATGAGAATATCATTAATACTAATGTTTTAATTAAATCAAATAGTTGGGCATTTTGTTCATCTGGTAATAGTTTTATCTTGAATGCAACAACTTTATCAACTATAAATAAAGCAACCAGTGCTGCAAATACCAAAATAATAAATCTTACTAAAACATCTTTTGTAGTACTAACAAACAGCTTATTAACATAATACACTGTAGTAGTGATAAAGGTGAGTCCTAATAGGATCCCAGTTATCATTACCCATATGTTAGGATAGCTAAACATAAATTACTTTATTATTATAGTAACTACAGCTGTTAGAATAGCAGATATACTAACTAATATATACATGCTAGTTCTAACATCGCTTAGATAGTTAAGTGATTCGTTTTTATATTGATAGTATTCCTTCTTGTACCAATTAGCTTCACCTTCCTTATATCTAATGTCAACACGCTTTACAGATAAGCTATCTGTTAGTTGATTGACAGTTGATTTGTGTTTAACTTGCTGTGACTG